TTCGCCGGAAATACGGCCTTAGATACCGGGATTTACCCAGTACCCGAGGTCGTGCCACTGTTGCGTATAGACAGTACCAAGCCTATACGTAGATGAGTCAGCCATACCGACTGGCTTCATCTTCACCCGTTTCCTTAGCACCTGTTCGAAAACAGATTCCTCACGATTCCTCGTTGCATTGAGGGACCGAAGGAGCCAAGGAACATCATCATAACACTTCGACTTAGTAAGGGCAACAAACCCCTTAAAAGCAAAACCGAAGTGGGAATTGTCAAAACGCGGGCACACCTCGTCGAAATCGCGATACAATGCGAGATCAATAAAAGGTGGGCAGGCGCTCAGTCTCCGTACCCACGGAGGTAACTGATTGACAATATACGAGTGAGGAGCAAAAAGCTCGTCACGCAAACCCGTGATTCTTTGGGGTCTAGAACACCAGACCTTAATCGAGTTTGCCAGCCAGATGTAACGACTGTGCGTATTAAGCTTATGATCGATGTAAAAGGGTGTAACATCCTCTCCGTTAAAGTAGTGTTTACCACAACTTTCACGAAATGGCCCGTCAACAAAGGTCTTCTTCTTATTGGTAGTGAAACCCAATTCGTCGAGAACCCTAATCAAAGGACCAGAACTGAGCGTGGGGACGATAATATCGTCCCCATACACAGCGAGAGGACTCCCGGACTCAAGGGAGTAGGACATACACGCAGAAGCTAGGCCCCAAAATATCAGGGACTCCAACTCAAACGTGAAACCGTTACCCATAGAGGCCACCTTCTGATAAGAAACTAATTCACCAGAAGGTAGAACTCCCCGAGGCGAACGCGTAAGGTTAATCGCGTCTACCCAATCGGGGGGGAGCATGAGGTCAACAACCGAATTGCTTATTGAATCACTTGCGGCACTAAGGTCAATTGTGGCCAAAGTACCGTTTAGCGATCCCTCTCGGGCCAAACGCTGGTTAGGCGTTTGGTCATTCAGTGTGACACCACGTCTCCTAAGACGTTGTCGCATAACCCAACCGAGCCCCTTTTGTATGTACATATTCATACAGGGTTCGATAGCAATCGTGCGGTCAGTCTTAGCATTCTTTGGAACAGTGACAACTCTATTCCCTGGCACAATATCGAACAATGTACCAATCCTTTCGGATTGGGACACCGCTGACATAGCGTCAGTCGTCGTTCCGTTCACCGAACAAAGGTGTTCGAACCAACGGGGAATGCGCCTCACGGCGCAGTCCGCAAGAATAGAGCAAGACCTAGTCACGCTCGGCTTTAGCCGAAACTTGTG